GTAACCAGCGAATACACAGCAGGGGTAACTGCTATCTCCCTTGTTGAAACCTCTACCTCTGATGATTTAGTCAGTTGGACACAGTGGCAGTCAGTGGGACCCAGCGGAGAACTTCAGTCACCGAATAGAGCTTATATTCGTTATCGAATTACTTTGACCACTCAAGATACAACAAGAACACCTAAGCTTATAGAAATACAGCTTCATGATATTCCGAAACCACCTTATGAGAGGCTCGGATTTGCAAGACCCGTTGTTTTGGATACCAACGGTGCGTGGGAAGCGGTGTTAGAAAATGCCTTTGACATCATTGTAACCAGTGAGGTAAATGGCGCCGATATCTTGGAGTTTAAGTTGCCATTTCATGATTCCAAGCGAGAGTCCCTAGATAATGAGAAACAGGTGCAGATTGTAAATGATGTGTACCGAATTCGAACTACGACAGATGAGAAAACTTCTGATGGACGAGTGATTACACAAGTGTATGCGGAAGCTGCCTTTTATGATCTTTCATTCAGCGCGGCAAAAGAGCCGATGGATTTTGTCGCTGAAACACCAGAGGCTCCTATGCATTATGCCCTGCTTGGTACAGGTTGGGCTTTAGGGAACGTAACGGTAAGTACAAGGAGAACATGGCAATCTACCGAGAAAAACGCGCTATCAATTCTTCGAGCCACACAGAACATTCATGGTGGAGATTTAATATTTGATAGTGCCAATAGGTTGGTGCATCTTTTGACATTTGGTGGTACAGACAGTGGAGCCTTGTTTTGCTATAGAAAAAACATGAAAAGCATACAAAGGGTAGTAGATACAAGAAGCTTAATCACTCGACTTTATGCATATGGAAAAGATGGGATGACATTTGCCTCTATTAATGGAAATAAAGAATATGTGGAGGACTACAGTTACTCATCAGAAGTAAGAGTGGCAACCCTTGATGCCTCATCCTTTAGCAATCCTTATCAGATGCTCGAGTTTGCTAATATGCGATTAGCACAGTATTCAAGGCCTAGAATTTCCTATGTTCTTTCAGCTATGGATTTATCTGTGCTGACGGGATATGAACATGAAGCTTGGAATCTTGGAGATATCGTTACCGTGGATGATAAAGACTTAAATTTGTCAGTAAAAACTCGTGTGGTGCGCAGGCAGTACAATCTACAAGAGCCATGGAAAACAGTGCTGGAGCTATCCACCACCTTAAGAGAATTAGGGGATGCATCTGCTGGGTGGGATAAAGCTGCCGATATTTTATCCTCAGCCGATGTCCTTGACAGGCAGGAAGTAAAAGATTTAGTCCCCTTTAACCATCTAAGAAATTCAAGAGCCGATGACGGGATCACCTACTGGCTCAATTCAGGGTTTGATGTTGATCCAAACAATGGTGTCTCAGGAGATGCTTCCTTTAAAGCTGATGGAGTTTTAGGCATGACAAAAAGTCTATCCCAAACTATCTATCCAGCAAGTAGGAGGAGTTACACATTCTCAGCTCAGATTGCATCAGAGAATCTTCAAAAAGGCCCTAATGGGCAAGTCGGCATTGAAGTTATGATTGAATACGAGGATGGTACAATCGAAACAAGGTTTATTGATCTCTTTTAGGAAGGAGTGGTGCTATGGCTTATTTATTCCATACAGCTCATGTTATCTCACCGCGAGGGTTTAGCAAGATAAAGGCTCTAACCATTCGTATATATGTTTCTGATTGCACAGGCGCAGTATTTTTTACTGATATGCTTTTACAAGGAGGCTCTATTGCTACAGGCTGGACTCCCCATGTATCAGAAATTAAATGGACACTAGATGGGTAGGTGGTGATATTGTCAGTTTCTTTTACTAGATTTGCAGAGACCATTCATTGCAAAGAAGAAAAGCGTGTTGTTAGCATAACGGTGAAACTACTTTTAGAAGACTGCACCGGTACGGTTTATTTTACCGACATTCAAGCGCAAGAAGGAGACCGCTTGACGGGTTACACAATCAATACAGAAACCATGCTCGAGAAATTTACGCAGAATAATAGCATTGTGCCTGTTCGTTTTTATAACGGAGTGGTTCGTAGTAATGAAACAATTATTCTCTTTAATCTTGGTAAAACCTCAGCTGGTCTTGATTGTCACATTTACCCGATACAGGGTATGCAAGCAGGAGGTATTGAGTTATCTCAAGGAGCTGGAGCACATAAGGTTAAGTTTAAAGATTCCATAAACCCAGGAGACACACTTTCTCTTTTAGCCTCTACCAGGCAGTGTTTGAAAAATGGGAGCCTTTCTGAAAAAGAGGGCTTTTTTCAATACACCGCAGCTAGTGATAGTAAGCATGTGGTGAAGTTAGAAGATAGAAAATCTGCCAGGGTATTATTCGAGTTTCAAGAAATGCAGGAAGGAAGTGAACGCCCATGAGAGATTATTTAAAAGGAAAGCGGTGCATGGTTTGGAGCTTCATGGGCAATGCTCGTATGTACCAAGCCTTACGTGATTATGGTGATCGATTGGATACGGTAGGAATTTTTACCTTTGAAGTGGACATTACCGGAACAATAATAGAAACAGGTACAAGCATCTCCAGCATGCTTACTTACATCAACCGATGGCCACATATCAAGTGGCTACTTACCATCATGAATCATGGTACAGCATCAATTTTTACAGCCCTTAGAAATAATACAAATGGTGCAAAGGATAAATTCCTTACTGAGATTATTCGTATTATGAATAAATACCCTTGGTGTGCTGGAGTGGATATAGACTTGGAGCGTGGTGGTGGTTATGAAAATAAGGATGCGGCTAATGCTCTCTTTCGAGATATCTATAATACGGTTAAAGCATACAATCCATCTAAACTCGTGAATATTTGCTTACCCGGCATGACAGGGGTACAAGGCTCCGTTGGTGGTGAAAACTGGTGTGTTTATGAAGATTTAGATCCCTACTGCGATACAGCAGCAATCATGAGTTATGGCATGGCTTGGGCGGGTTCTGCACCGGGACCTGTATCCCCTAGGAATTGGCTGGAAGGGACCTATGATTATGCGGCTCGCGTAATGACTCCTGAAAAAGTGTTCTTTGGACTGCCTGCTTATGGTTGGAACTGGAGGATACACGATTCTCCTGCGAATCTAGGCATTACCTACCGAGGAATTTCCAACACCTATTATGCAGCCCAAAACTGGATGACTGGAGTCTATAACTTCACAAATGATGCTCCTCCCCAACCTCGTATTCCTATCATTGCGTATTGGGATGATTACGATAAGGTTCCTTGGGCTTTACCGCAGGTGTATGACTACATGGAAGGGTGGGATGCGGTTTCAAGAACGTATCCGTTAATTGGAGAAACCTATAATAGGCGCAGATATTTGACAGCTTATAGTAAACAGCAAAGAACTGAGTTTGGCACAATCTATGTAGACCGGACTGGAGGAAGTCCAGATAGCCATACTGGGAACGTGTCCGTTTCTACTCAAATGGTAACCCTTGGAGAAGGAGGCGAAGCAGAATATGAATTTGAAATAGCTACTGCCGGTGTTTATGATGTTGCATTCCGTATCTCTTTTCCCTTTTGGGATAAGAATGGTATTCATGTTGCTTTGGATGGTGTAAGTTCTACTTTTAGTGAGAATAGACTATGGTGGCCATATTGGCGCACAACTTGCTGGCGTTCCTTGGCTTCTAGTGTATATCTTTCAGCTGGCATGCATACGATCAGCGTCAGTGCGCTAGTACCAGGTGTACAGTTTTATGGATTTCGTGTATGCTCTAATTTCTCTGAGAGTCCTTCTGTAGGAGAGGCAGAATTTATGTTATCACCACGAATGTTTAAAGATGTTAACGGAGTGATGGCTGAGCCGGATCGAGGATTTAAACTAACAACAGAGGTACTTCGTCGAAAAGCAGACTCTGCACTAGTTTGGTATGAAGACTTTAGGGATGACAACCCCTTACCATCTAGTTATTGGACAGCTTTAAGTGGACAGTGGCAGGTGTGGAGAAATCCTAATCAAACAACTAGTCGTCCCTACTCACAGCTTGATGGCTCAGGAGAGTTGGCATGGAATTATCAAGGGTTTTCAGATGTTCATTTACGAGCAAGAATAGCTTTTACACCGGAAGGAAATGGCCGAGCAGGGGTGTTTTGTGGGGACGTATTTTGCTGTCTGAATTTTAATACTCAACGCATCGAACTCTATAAGGGGTCTTCCCTACTAGGTAGTATTGCCTCTGAGATTATAAAAACAACTGAGGCAAATCTTCGTTCCAATCCGAGAATGTACACTATTGAAATGAGGATTAGAGGTAACTCGGTAAGGGTCTATTCAGGGGCAAGTAATACTCTTCGATTTACTGCAACCCTTAATGGGTTTTCAGGAGGTTATGCAGGGGTTCGTTCTGATGGTCGCATTCTTTGTGAACTATTAAGGTTGGGAGATGCTTGGGTCTATGAACCGTATGAAAGGTTTGATGTGATATTTCCAGGAGGAACGACCGTAGAGTATGGAAGGCTTTCAAGGACTGGTGTGACTTGGGATAATGAGTTTCAGGTATTCGCTGTAAATAGTGATGTGGAGGAGTCTTCAACAAGAAGCCAAGACATCTCCATGGATTATGATTTCTTTCACTCAGGAGTCTTGCCACTTGTATGCGGAAATGATTATTCAGTAAAAGTCGTGCCTAAGGATATCAATGTTTGGATCTCTCGCCTATTTCTAGGAGATGCTGATGGTTTTTCAATTCTTTATTACCAGGACGTAGACAGCCTTGTTTATTGGGCAAATGAAGCGGCATATCGATGGAAGCTTAGAGGAATTGCTATATGGTCTTTAGGACAGGAGGACATGAGATTATGGGAGGCGCTGCCTAAACAAATATAAATGAAACAAGTATAACGATCCAAGAGTGTTTGCGAAGATGCAGGCACTCTTTTTATATATTCAAAATCATGAAGGAGGTAAAAGTCATGAAGGAAATTTGGAACTGGGTACAAGTGGCACTAACTGCATTAGGGGGATTCTTAGGTTGGTTTTTGGGAGGCTTTGATGGGTTTTTATATGCATTAGTTACATTGATGGTGGCTGATTATATCACTGGTGTCATGTGCGCCATCGTTGATAAAAAGCTATCCAGCGAGGTCGGTTTTCGAGGCATTTTTAAGAAGGTGCTTATTTTTGTAATGGTAGGAATCGGTCATATTATCGACACGAACCTTATAGGAGACGGTAGCATGCTCCGAACCGCCATCATCTTTTTCTATTGCTCCAATGAAGGGGTTTCCATGTTGGAAAATGCAGGGCGCTTAGGATTACCGATACCAGAAAAATTAAAGGATATTCTTGCTCAGCTGCATAACAAAGGAGGAGAGCAATAATGAATCTCAGAAAGCTTATTTTTACAGAGAATGCTTGCTACAAGGTAGGCAGAAAGATTACACCAAAAGGTATCATGGTTCATAGCACCGGAGCGAACAATCCAAATTTACGCAGATATGTTGGACCGGATGATGGTCTATTAGGAGTAAATCAATATAATAATCATTGGAATCAAGACAGACCAGATGGAAGACTGGTTTGTGTCCATGCCTTTATAGGGAAACTTAAAGATGGCTCCATTGCAACTTATCAAACCCTACCATGGAATCATAGAGGTTGGCATGCTGGAGGCGATGCAAATAACACACATATTGGCTTTGAAATCTGCGAGGACGGTTTGACCGATGCCTCGTATTTTAATGCGGTCTATAAAGAAGCGGTGGAACTGTGTGCATATCTTTGTAAGGAGTATAAACTCGACCCGATGGCTGCCGGTACGATTATCGGCCACTATGAAGGGTATCAACGAGGGATTGCATCCAATCATGCTGATCCAAGGCATTGGTTTTCAAGACATGGTAAGAGCATGGCCACTTTTAGAACAGATGTCAAAAAGTTACTTTCAGCAAATGAACCACCTGCAGGGGGGTCTGAAAATACAACCTATCCTGAAAAGCTGACTACAGGCTATTACCGTGTTAGAAAGACTTGGGCAGATGCGAAATCACAGCTTGGTGCATATCGTATCCTTTCCAATGCAAAGGCACAGGTTGATAAGAACCCAGGTTATTATGTTTTCAACAACGATGGGATGATTGTATATCCCACCGGTAGCACCTCTTCACCAACTTACAAAGAGTATACGGTAGTTAAAGGTGATTCTCTCTGGGCAATTGCAGCCAAGCTACTCGGTAGCGGCACAAGATACACAGAGATTGTTAAACTGAACAATTTAAAATCAACGATTATCTATACCGGTCAAAAGCTGAAAATCCCTAACTAAGCATGATGCCCTTGGAGGTTTAAAACTTCCTTGGGCATTTTTTTTATTAAACCGTCAGATTTATGTATCTCCTGAGGCTACCAGGTAGAGGGCAACAAATAAAAGCGCCCTTCAGAAAGAGGTGATGGATATGAAGCACAATCTAAAAATTAGTGTTTCAAAGAAACCACAGACAGGCGGGATTGTTACTTACCGTAACTTTTCCGTGAGGGAGCGCATCCTTCGATTCCTTCTTGGGGGAAAACAGCGTGTAACGATTGTAATCCCCGGAGACAGCATCGAGGAACTCTCTATCTGTGAGATGACGAAAGGAGGAAATGACCTTGAGCAAAATAAAGTTACTGCTTGATGTGGTAAATGATATGCGAAGTCTTGCTGATAGCATACAAGCGGTTTGTGATGCAATGGCAGATAGCGATTCTGCTCCAAAAGAAACACCTACCACAAAGACAGAAAAAGCAAATGAGCCGGATATTTCGCTGGAAAAAGTGAGAATGGTACTTGCCGAAAAAAGTCAGCTTGGCTTTACCGCTGAAGTGCGGGGCATCATTGGGAAGTATGGTGCTGACAAGTTAAGTGCTGTTGATAAGGCTTATTATGCTGACATCTTGAAAGATGCGGAGGTTCTTGGGAATGGGTAATCATGCAATATTATCTGCATCTTCATCACACAGATGGCTTCATTGTTTACCGTCTGCAAGGCTGGAACTTGAGTTTGAAAACACAAATGGAGAAGCAGCAAAAGAAGGTACGGCAGCACATGCCCTCTCTGAACACAAGTTAAAAAAGGCACTTCGAATCAGAAGTAAGAGGCCTACATCAGAGTATGATTCAGATGAAATGGAAGAATGCACCGATGCCTACGTTGACTTCATCATGGAGCAGGTAGAACTTGCAAGAAAGTCCTGTACAGATCCTATCGTTCTTATTGAACAACGTCTTGATTTCTCTTGTTATGTTCCAGATGGTTTTGGGACAGGAGATTGTGTGATCATCTCAGATGATAGACTTCACATTGTAGATTTCAAATATGGTATGGGCGTGCTAGTGGATGCAGAGGACAATCCACAGATGAAACTGTATGCATTAGGCGCTTTAGAGATTTATGACAGCCTATACGACATCAAAGAAATATCAATGACAATTTTTCAACCACGAAGAGAAAATGTCAGCACATGGACTGTTCCGGTAGAAGAACTTAAAGCCTGGGCAGAAGAGGAACTAAAACCAAAAGCCGCAAAAGCCTATCAAGGTGAAGGTGAATATATGCCTGGCCCGTGGTGTACCTTCTGCAGAGCATCCACCAGATGTCGCGCTAGAGCTGATGAAAATCTGAAACTAGCACAGATGGAGTTTAAGATGCCACCGTTACTTACAGATAGTGAGATAGAAGAAGTTCTAACCATTCTTCCCGACCTTACCAAATGGGCGAATGAGATAACTGCTTATGCGACAGACGCTGCAGTCAATCACGGTAAAGGGTGGCATGGTTTTAAGGTTGTGGAAGGTCGATCTGTTCGAAAGTATAAGGATGAAAATGCAGTAGCAGAAAAAGCTGTCATCAGCGGATACAAAGACATTTATCGTAAGAGCCTCATCCCTATGACAGAGATGCAAAAATTGATGGGTAAAACCAAATTTGAGGAAATTCTAGGAAACCTCATTTATAAACCACCGGGCAAGCCGACTCTTGTCCCCAATTCGGATAAAAGACCGGCGATGAACGTAGCTGATGCAAAAAACGAATTTAACGAAATTATGGAGGGTTAATATTATGAGTAAAATCGAAAACAGAACTAAAGTTATTACAGGTGTAAACACAAGGCTTTCTTATTTTCACGGATGGGAGCCAGTATCCATCAACGGTGGCGCAGAAAAATATAGCGTATCTGTGCTTATTCCCAAAGACGATACAGAAACCATTAATGCCATAAATGCTGCAGTGGATGCAGCCATTGAGGAAGGCATCGCTAAATTTGGTGGAAAGAAACCGAACAAAGCGGCAATTAAGCTGCCACTGCGTGACGGAGATGTAGAGCGTGATGATGAGGCTTATAAGGGGCATTATTTTATCAATGCCAATAGTAAAACTGCTCCACAGATTGTAGATAAAAGTGTTAAACCTATTATGGATCGCAGCGAGGTGTACAGCGGTTGCTATGGTAGAGTTTCACTCAACTTCTATGCTTTTAACTCAAACGGTAATAAGGGGGTTGCTTGTGGTTTGGGTAATATTCAAAAAATTAAGGATGGAGAGCCTCTTGGTGGAAAGACCTCTGCAGCAGATGATTTTTCAACGCTTGCAGATGATGACTTCCTTGCCTAAAAGAAAGGATCGATTGATGGTGGTGGAGGCACTTCCTCTGCCACCTATTTTTTAGGAATGGAGGTAGGAAATGAAGAATCTTGAAATCGATATCGAAACCTACTCATCTATAAACTTACAAAAGAGCGGAGTTTATCGCTATGTAGAGGCAGATGATTTTGAAATAATGTTGTTTGGCTATTCTGTTGATGGTGGCGAAGTGAAGGTGATAGATTTAATGGCCGGTGAAAAGATACCTAGCGATATACTGGATGCTTTAACTGATGAAGATATTACCAAATGGGCATTTAACGCACAGTTTGAACGTGTATGCCTTTCCCGTTACCTTGGATATCCTTTTGGATCTTATCTAAAACCTTCATCGTGGAAATGTTCAATGGTGTGGTCAGCCTATATGGGACTTCCCCTTTCGTTGGAAGGTGTGGGAGCCGTTCTTGGGCTTGAAAAACAAAAGCTGACGGAAGGGAAAGACATTATCAGATATTTTTGTGTACCTTGTAATCCTACCAAAACAAATGGTGGTAGAAACCGTAATCTACCAAGTGATGAAATGGAAAAGTGGCAGAAGTTTGTAGCCTATAACAAGCGTGATGTTGAAACAGAAATGTTAATTCAGCAAAGACTTATAAAGTTTCCTGTGCCAGATGAAATATGGGATGAATATCTTCTCGATCAAGAAATCAATGACCGCGGCATTAAGGTAGACATGGATTTTGTAAAACAGGCGATTGCTGCAGATAAGATTTCCCATACTAAGTTGATGAGTCAGATGCAGGAAATAACAGAACTTGATAACCCAAACTCGGTACAGCAGATGAAAGGTTGGCTCGCTGAAAATGGTCTTGAGACAGACACTCTTGGCAAAAAGGCTGTGGCAGAACTATTAAAGGATGCACCAGATGATTTGTCTGAAGTTCTTAAACTTCGTCAGCAACTGGCAAAATCGTCCGTTAAGAAATATACGGCAATGGAGAATGCTGTTTGTGCAGATTCACGTGCCAGAGGGATGTTCCAATTTTATGGTGCAAACAGAACCGGTCGCTTTGCAGGACGGCTTGTACAGTTACAAAATCTACCTCAGAACCATATGCCGGATTTAAAAGAGGCACGAGGCATAGTAAAGAGCGGTGATCATGAAACCCTTGAAATGCTCTACGAAGATATACCTGACACGCTCTCACAGCTGATCCGCACAGCCTTTGTACCAAAAGAAGGCAATAAGTTTATTGTTGCCGATTTTTCTGCCATTGAAGCTCGTGTGCTGTCTTGGCTTGCGGGTGAACAGTGGCGAAATGAAGTATTCACAAATGGCGGTGATATATATTGTGCCTCGGCATCACAGATGTTTAGAGTCCCTGTTGAAAAGCATGGTGTAAATGCTCATTTAAGGCAGAAAGGTAAAATTGCAGAATTGGCACTTGGTTATGGTGGATCAGTGGGTGCTTTAAAGGCTATGGGAGCCCTAGAGATGGGAATTTTAGAAGAAGAACTAAAACCCCTTGTTAATGCCTGGAGGCAGGCCAATCCATACATCGTAAAATTCTGGTGGGATGTGGATAGAGAAGTTAAGAAATGCATTAAGGAAAAAAAGTCTCAAGAAGTTCAAAATATCAAGTTTCATTACATGAGTGGAATGCTGTTTATTGTTCTTCCTTCTGGCAGAAAGCTTGCCTATGTAAAGCCT